CGACCGAAGCGGCAAATCAGCTTTTGCGGGAACGTGGGGCGCTCAAACGTAAAACGACGCTCACTGCGCCGGATTTACCGTTTCTGCGCAAGGGTGACCGCATTCGCGTCTGTGCGGGCACTGTGCTCGGTTATTTCTTCGTTAAGAGCATTCGGCATAACGCTGAAGACCAGAAAATGACGCTTGAGATTGACGAGGACAAGGAAAAGAACAAGGAGACGCAGACAGATAACGGGCTGGGGGGCGTGGTGACGGATTCCAACGAGACGGATGAATCAACAGGTGGTGAGGTGGATTGAGTAAGCGAGGGAGCCCGGGTGCAAATAAGCTGGCGAATGTCGTTGCGGGAATCGCAGAGTGGAAAGGAGACAAACCGCTTGTTCTCGACTTTGGCATCATCAACAGCGATTATAGTCTCACGACGAACACTTTTCCCATCCCGATTCCAAAGAGTGATTATTCTGTGTGCCGCGCAATTACGTACGATCCCGGCGTTCCTCTCACCGAAACTTACTGTGATGGTGCGCATGGGCATCCGGATGCAGGTTTTGCAGGTAGTCACGTTCACAATGTGCGGCTTCCTGAAAAAATGTATTGGATTCGCCCCGGTGACAAGGTGCTTGTGGCATGGGTGCAGGATGAAGCGTGTATTATCGACATCGTGTGTCGTGGTGATATTGTAGGCTGACAAGGAGTGTGAAAATATGGGACAGAGCATATACCCGATATTTCGTCTGCCCGCTGTCGTTGCAGACAGTGAGCGCGCAAAGAAAAAAAGCTACAAGCAGAGTTTCTTTTTCGACTATGAAACAGGAGACTTCCTGCGTGATGGGGCAAACCGTCTTGTTCTTGCAGCTGGACGCGAAGCTTTTTGTCAGTGGTGCCTAAAACAATGTGTCACAGAGCGTGGGACAAAACTTGCTTACGCTGAGAAAATTGGTGTTGAGATCGTTCGCGCGGTACAGGAGGAGAGCGACATTCGAGCAATTGAATCCGCGATCCGGCGCACCATTACAGAGGCGCTGATGGTGAATCCGGAAACGGAATATGTGAAGAATTTTCGTTTCGTGTGGGAAGGCGCCGACAGTTTGCTTGTATCATTCGTGGTAAAAGGACACGAATGGGATGAAGACACGCTCACAGTAGCGTATTGAGAAAAAGAAAGGAGGATGACCTATGGCAATCGTACCGTTTAAGCCACCGGAGTGGCTCGGTGGAATGAGTTCCCGCAGCATTCAGGAGCGTATGATGCAGAATCTTCCTCTTGATATAGATAAAACGGAAGGCGGCTTTGTCTGGGATTTGACGTTCCCAACAGCGCTTGAAAAAGCAGAACTTTTACAATTTCATCTCATCCGCACGCTGCACATGATGCACCATATGTGGGCGGAGGGGCGATGGCTTGACTACCATGCACATGAGAATGGGCTGGTAAGAAAACCCAAAAACAAAGCATATGGGACCATCACCATAACAGGGCAAAAAAGAACCGCGATACCAAAAGGATTTGTCTTTTCTGTTCCCTCTGATGGCGGTGTTCCTGCGATTGATTTTGAAACTTTAGATGCTGCTGTAATCAACGAAAATGGTGTGGCTCGTATCGCGATCCAAGCACTTGAGGGAGGAACGAAATCCAATGTCGCCGCAGATACAATCGTTATTATGCGCAGCCCGATCAAAGGAATCATTAAAATCACGAATGAAGAACCCTTAACAGGAGGCGTTGAAGAAGAATCAGATGCATCATTAAGAGAAAGAATAGATGATCTGCTTGCAGGAAACGGAGATTCTTATGTTGGAAATAATGCGGACTATGTTCGATGGGCAAAAGAAGTACCGGGTGTTGGGTTTGCTTACACGATCCCTAATTATAACGGTATAAACAGTGTCAAAGTTGTTGTTGTCGATGCGAACGGATCACCCGCAAACGCACAAATTATAGAAGCGGTGCGGGTTCATATTTTTGGTACCGATAGAAAAGACATAAATCGACTTGCGCCTGTTGGACTTGTCGATTTTTTGGTTTCTGCGCCATCTCCTGTTGTTGTGGATTACAAGCTTTCCGTGCGGTTAAACCCAAGAACCAACCGAGATGCTTTTATCCAGTCGTTCAAAAGCGCATTGCTTACATATTATCAGGAAATTAGCAAGGATGCTGAAGAAGGCAGACGATGCTTAAAATATATAATGGTTGCCGCCATTTTAGCGCGCTTGCCAAGTGTAGATGACTTCAAGAATTTTCGTATGAACGACTCGATTGATAACATTTTGTATAGCGAGGAAGAATATCCCGTCACCGGAAAAATAGAGGTTGATGTTTATGTCTGATTTTAACATCGAAAAGTTTCCAACATCCCCCTCTGCTCGACGGATGCTTTCGCGTGTTTCGCCTGTTTATCAAAGATCTTATGTCGCCAAATGGCTTTTTGAAGTCATGGGACAAGAAGTTGATGAAATGCGAAGAAGGTTTACGGAGCTCATCGAACAACGTTTTCCAGATACGGTCACGTGGGGCATTGAATACCTGGAACATAAGTACAGCATCGTACCGGATGATTCACTTACCCTACCGGAACGGCGGGCAAGACTAAAACGTAAGAAAAGAGGCGGGCATCCGCTCAGTCCGTGGCATTTTGAACAAATAATTCAAGATCGCTTTGGGATTGACATAGATGTAGATGAAACAGTGGAACATGGGATTTTGCATATCCGTACAAACACCAATGAAAATATTGGAGACCCAAAACCACTGTATCGAGAAATCATACGAATTAAACCATCACATCTGATGGTTTGCATGGATACAAATGCAAAGGCGGAAGGCGTATTATACTTTGGCGAAGCCCCGTCCATCCACACGACCTACGAGATACGCCCGGCAGAGATTTCAGACGCGCGGACAAATGCACGGCGCTATATCGGCACAGCAGTCTCCACGCACACAGCATACGAGGTATACCCCGACACCATGCAGGATGTGGCGATCGGCAGCACGCTTTATGCGGGCGGTATCGGCAGTATCTACAAGAGTATTGAGGTCACACAGACCTAGGAAGGAGTAACTTATGGCAAACTGGACAGGAGGCCGCCTCACGAAAGTAGGGCGCGACCTACAAATCAAAGTAGAGGCAGGTGTTTGCAAACTTGAACTGACCAAGATCAAGCTCGGGGACGGGACGGAGGGCGTGGACGCAACCGACAATCTGACCGACCTCGTTGGCCCCAAAGCCGTCTTTGGTATCAGCAGCGTTGTGGCAAAGGACGGCATGTGCACCGTGACAGGTATCATCTCCTCGTCACAGGTTACGGCGGCATTCTATGCGAGAGAGTGGGGGCTTTTCGCAAAGGATCCCGACCGCGGCGAAATCCTCTACATGATCTCGCTTGACCCCAATCCCGAATCCATCCCGCCGAAGACCGCCGCACTCAAACAGGCAGCGACCTATGCAATGAATATCGTCGTCTCTAATGCGGCGCATATCGAGGTGCGCATTGACCCTGCGGGACTGGTCAACACAGATATGCTTGCAGACGGCGCGGGACTTGTGCGGCGCAATACGCGCTATGAGCTAGGCGACATCCTCTATGACACGCAGCTTATGCGCCACGACCTGCGCCTTGAGTGCGTGCAGGCGGGCACCACAGCGGCGACACTGCAAGACCTCAGCAGTGTACATCTTGGGGACAGCATCACAGACGGTACCGTCATATGGCGGGTTAAGCGGCTTTACACCATCGACGGCGACATGTTTGAGATTGACGAGGACGGGGGCATCATGCCGAGCGCAGAACCACATTACAGCGTCAATTACGAGCTGGATGAAGATGGGAATATCATGCCGAAGGCAATGTAAGAAAAGGATTGGTGACACATGGCAACAAGAAACTACGTCCCCCGTGCAAACGGAGAGGGCAGCATCGGGACAGCAAAGAAGCACTGGGGAGGAGCGTTCTTTGACAATCTCGCCGTCAAAACACTGGAGGTGCTTGGCATCGGGACGGAGAATGACGCGCAGCCTGCAACGATTGGATGGGTACGTGCATACCTGAAAAAAGGTCTTGAGAGCGCATTAAAAGAAATAGGGGTGACCTATTCAATTGGAGGTGCGGCATCATACGTTTCTTTCGGAAAAGCATTCGGCAAACTATTGATACAGTGGGGCAGCCTGGAGAGCCGTAATTCAGTAAACACAGAGATTACGCTGCCCATCGCATATAATAACTTTTTACACCATCTTACCGTGGCAAGAATCATAGACAGTCCAACGAGCACACGCGTTTGGGTACAAAACATTGGCGGCAATAAGATAAAAATAACAGAATGTGAAGCAGCCAACGCGGCCTACAATATCGGCTGGGTCACCATCGGATCTGTAAAGTAATCAGGAGCGTGAATCAAATGGAAACAGAATACCTTGCAAAATTTAATGCCGTTGGGCATCGCGAAGCAACTGTCGCTAGTGGTATACATTACACAAACAAGGAAGGGCGGCAGGCTTACATCGACGAAGGTTACATCCCTATATCTGATGAGGATTACGATTACTACGTCGGAAACAAAGGCTCTGGTGCAAATGGAACTGGTTATGTGCGCGACCCGCACACTGGCGTTCCTGTGGACGCTCCTCCTGCACCACCTGTGGAAGTAACCGAAGAACCGACTGCTAGTGTACCAGAAACAGAGCTTGCCGTCATGGAGGGCATGGTAGATATGCAGGGCCGCATCGCGGCGCTTGAGGCAGAACTTGCAAAACTCAAAGGAGGAAAATAACAATGGCAGCAACAATCTATAGCTACATCGTCGTCGCTTATGGCGTCCTTGTGCAGGGCGGGAAATTTGCACTGTCCCCGGAGGACAACCCGAAGAACCTGCGCGTTGTACCGGAGACGTATCGTGAGAAAGTCGCCGAGTGGGTCGTCGAGCACCGCGTAGGTTGATGAGAAGCGCAGAATAGCCGTCATGACAAGTGGCGGCTTTTTCTGTGTATGGGAAGGATCGTCATGATTTGGTATTTACAAGTCGTTAAAAAGGCAATAGAATATATCCAAAAAAAATGGAAGGGTAAATCTATGGATAAGCTAATGCCTGACGATGAAGGGCCGAAGTTGTCTGAAGAAGTCAAGACACAAATACGGCGTGCACTCAAGGAGAGGAACGCACTAAATCCATGTCCACGCTGCGGGAACAGAGAGTTTGTTCTGGCAGATGGCATACTGGCGTCCCCGATTCAGACGAATTTGGAGGAGTTCGTTCTTGGAAGCAGTATTCCTGCTGCGGTCGTTATATGCAATCACTGCGGCTATATGAGCCTTCACGCGCTTGGCGTACTAGGATTGATGGATCTTGTACGTGGAGACGATGACAGTGAGTGAGCAGGAATCAAAAGAGGTCTTGAGGCTCACGAATACGGTACGCGGGACGTTTTTGCACGAGTCCGAAGTTGATTATATAGATAACACGAGGCAGACGCTTCTTACAATATCATCTGATCGGCTGGAGCTTCGGGCGCGAGATTTTGAGGAAAACATCAAGAAACGTTCCGGTTGGATTGAAAGTATCGGACTTGCACTATCTACTTTTGCGGCATTGGTAACGTCAAATTTTCATGATGTTTTTGGAGTTCCTGCCGAATCGATTCAGACGTGCTTCTTGATTATCTGTATCATCAGTCTTTGCTTGAGCGCATATAAGTTTGGTAATCGATTTAGAAAGAAGGAAAATCAAGTCTACACACCCGCAGAATTTGTAGAGTTATGCAAGAAACGAGTACAAGCAGAAAAGAAAAAATGAAGATAAAGCTACGCGATGAAAGTCACGGTAGCTTTTTTCTTTGCAATCAAAGGAGGATCAAATATTGGCAGATGTAATGATATTCCTGCGTGGTCTTATCCCGACGCAGGTGCAGATCGAATGGGGGACGGTTGTGTCTGTAGTAGGATCGATATGCTCGTATAGCCTCGGGTGGAACGGGATCCTAGAGGCACTTGTCTTTGCGATGGTGATTGACTACATATCCGGTCTCCTTGCCGCGTATATCAATCCGCGCATGAAACTTGACAGCCGCAAGGGATTCCGAGGGATTGCCAAAAAGATCATGATCTTACTCCTCATATCGCTTGCACATTTTGTCGACCAGGCGACAAGTCAGACGGTCGTGCAGACCGTCGCCGTCTGGTTTTTCCTAGGGAATGAGGGGCTATCAATCCTAGAAAATGCGGCAAATACAGGGCTTCCGGTGCCGCGGAAGCTGCGGGAGACACTGGAACAACTGAAAAATGAGAAGGATGAAAAGAAGGGAGAGCAGAAATAATGGCACACGTATTGAGTAAGTCCATGATGTCGCGCATTACGCCGGCAGAACTTGAAAGTCTTGCCATGTTCTATCGTGCGCTGTTGCAGGGCGCCGCACACGTACTGGGACGAGAGACCAAAGTATACCTGCATTGGACGGCAGGACACTATGGACAGTTTTGGAGTGACTACCACATCCAGATTGATAAGGACGGCGAGATCTATGTCATCGGTGATGGCGAGCTGGATGATGTTCTTGC